TTGCTGCAGTGATTACATTTAAATGAGTGAAACTTTAATACCTTTATTCTCATCACTAGTTATGGTTAGTGACATTCAACTTAACGAAACAGAAGAAAAAATTATTTTAGATTTTACAGATAAATGTAATTTTATAAAAACACGTGAAGAAGAAAACTCTTCTTCTATATCAGATGATTATTATGTTTTAGATGATCCACAATTAATACCTATAAGAAATAAAATAGCTATGGAAGTTAATAAATATATAGATCATTTACAATACGAAGGACAATTTGATTTTTCAAGTTCTTGGATAACTAAAACAAAACCTGGAGAACAAAGTCATTATCACACTCATAGTAATACTATTTTTAGTGGTATCTTTTATATTAAAACAAAAGATGATTGTGGTAGTGTAGCATTAACTGATTTTACTAAAACAAAATGGGGTATTAAAAAGAAAGAAGCTAACGTCTATAATTCTAGTACTTGGGAAATTACACCTTTAAAAAATAGAATTATTATTTTTCCATCAAATGTGCCACATAAAATAAATACTAATAGAACTAAACATACTAGATTTTCTTTACCTTTTAATGTAATACCATTAGGTAATATAGGAGCAGGGGAACAAAGGATAAATATAAATGCCAGATAAAGTTAGTCTTACACAACAGTTTATAAGGTTTGATACACCTTTTGATTTTAACAGTTTAGCTTTAATGTTAAGTAGTTATAATTTTGCATCTAAAATAACAAGTAATCATAATCACGAGTATATTTTAGATAGTACCTTTCAAATAAAAAATGTAGATAAAGATCCTAAATTTTATTCTTTAATACAATTACTAAATAGTAAATTTAATAAAGAAGAAGAATATATTGATATGGATATATTTTATTCAACATCTGTTGGTGCATCAGGTATTACCCATAAAGATGAATATGCTGTTTATATTTTAGGAGTGTGTGGACATACTATTTATAAAATAGAACAAGAAGTTTTTGAAGTTTTTCCAGGAGATTTATTATGTATACCACCACATACTACTCATACAGCAATAGGTATGACACCTAGAATTATATTATCTTATGCTAAACCTCTTGAATCTCGTCCCCAAAACAGTAATATAAGATACAAATAATACGTTGTTAAATAAGGCAATAAAAGCTATATTGGGCTATGCTGCAGAAACTTAATTTTAAACCAGGATTTAATAAACAAGCTACCGAATCAGGCGCTGAAGGCGAATGGGTAGATGGAGATTTTGTTAGATTTAGATATGGACTACCTGAAAAAATAGGTGGTTGGGAACAGCTTACAGTTGCTAATGAAACATTACCTGGAGTAGCTAGAAGACAACATACATTTAGTAGCTTTAAAGGTGAAAAATATGTAGCTATTGGAACGTCCCAAGGTTTATTCTTATACTATGGAGAAGCTTTTTATGACATTACTCCTTTAGATACAGCTATCACCTTAGCAACTTTTGATACTAATTTAAATTCTACTTCTGTCACTGTAAATAAAACAGGACATAATTTACCTCTTGGAAAATATATTACCTTTACAGCAGTAACTGCTCCCCCAGGATCAGGTTATGTAGATTCAGATTTTGAAACAGGGTCTTTTGAAATTGTTCAAATAAACGATGCAAACAGTTTTAATATTGTTATGAGAACTAATGCAACTGCTAACACAACAGGGGTTGGATCAGCTACAATTAATCCGTATGAAGATATTGGACCGGTTGCTCAAACAATAGGTTATGGTTGGGGAACATACATTTGGGGTGACTCAACATGGGGCACGGAAAGATCTACAAGTTCTGTGACTCTGGCACCAGGAAACTGGAGTCTTGATAATTTTGGAGAAGTATTAGTTGCAACTATATTTAATGGTAAAACATTTACTTGGGACGCAGGGGCAGCAAACGCCAGAACAATTAGAGCTTCTACAAGTACAACTAACTTTGCAACTACAAATAATCCAACTGCCACAAGAATTTCAATTGTATCAGATAGAGATAGACATTTATTTCATCTTGGAACAGAAACAACTGTAGGCACACCTAATACTCAAGACCCTATGTTTGTAAGATTTTCTAATCAAGAAGATTTAAATACATACGCACCAACAGCAACTAACACTGCAGGGACTTTTAGATTGGATACCGGTAATGAAATTAGAGCAGCTATACAAGGTAAAGATTATATTTTTGTAGCAACTGATCTTGCAGCTTATGTAATTCAATTTGTAGGTCCACCTTTTACATTTAGTGTTAGACAAGTAGGTACTAATTGTGGATGTATTGGTCAACACGCTATAGCTTATGCAAACGGTGCTGTGTGGTGGATGTCAGGAGAAGGAGGATTTTTTGTTTATGATGGTACAGTTAAATCTTTACCATGTCTTGTAGAAGATTTTGTTTATTCAACTGATGGAAATAATTTAGGATTAAACTATGATGCCGCTGATGGTATTTATTGTGCACCTAATACTTTATATACAGAAATAAATTGGTTTTATGCTAAAGCTGGATCTAAACATATAGATAGATGTGTTACTTATAACTATTCTGAAAATGTATTTACTACTTCATCATTAGCTAGAACTACTTATGCAGACCAAGGAGTATTTGATCATCCTTATGCTACTGAATATACTACCACTGCAACTCCTGTATTTTCAGGTATCTCTGGTCTTACTAATTTATTTGGAGCATCTACTTACTATTGTCATGAAAAAGGTGATGACCAGGTTAATAGTTCTGGTACCGCTTCTATTAATTCTTTTATTAGATCTGGAGATTACGATATTACTTCGAGAACAAGTGGCCTAGGTATTCAAACTGGAGTTGTTGATTATCGAGGAGATGGAGAGTTTTTTATGTCTGTAAAAAGATTTATACCTGATTTTAAATACTTACGAGGAGATGCTACAGTTACTTTATTTATTAGTTCTTATCCTGATGCTACAGCAGTTAGTTCCCCTCTTGGACCCTTTACAATTACATCAACCACTGATAAGGTAGATACTAGAGCTAGAGGAAGATTAGTTTCTCTTAAAATAGCTAATGATGCTGTAGGTGAATCATGGAGATATGGTACACTTAGAGTTGATGCACAACCAGATGGAAGAAGATAATGTCAGTAGATAAAAAAATAAAATATGAAATGCAAGGTGGTGTAAAAAACTATCTTGGTAAACAAAAAGAAGTTAAGGCTCCTGTGAAATGGCAGTCAAGTCCAGATCATCCTGAAACAGAATTAGCATATATTACAAAAGCAGAAAAAGATTTATTAGTTAAACAAGATTTACATGGCTCACTAAAAGGTGGTGTCAACAGAGGACCATCAGGTATTATGAGTTTAAATGGTTGGGGATCAACAGATCCTGGACAAAACGTTTCTGGTGCAACAGCAAGTGCTGCTGAAGCTGGAAAAAACACATCTGATACACTAGCAGCAGGAATGTCAGCTAAAGATGTACAAGATTTTCAAGCTGCATCAGTTGCAGCGGGAGCAGGACAAAGAGTTAACCCAGGTTTTTTTGATAGTAGAAATAGAGTAGGCCCGGACGTATTAGCGAGAGCAAAAGCATTTAATCCAGGTGCATTTAAATCTAATCGTAGAGGTGGTATTATGGATTTTATTACAGGCGGTGGTATTCTAGGAAATTTAATTAGAGGTGTTGGACAAAAATTTGGTTTAGGTAAAACTTATGATCAAGCAACTTATGATATGTCTGAGTTCAGTCCTTATGGATTAGGAGGTAGTCAAAATCCAAGTTACTATGATGATTTTGAAAATGAATTTGTAGAAGATGAAGAAGTAGAAACAATAACATTACCTAATGGAATGATAGTTCCTAAGAAAAAACCTATTAGACAATATATAGAACCTATTCCTCCAACTTTTACTGAAGAATTATTAGAAGATGAGGACTCTTTATCTCCATAATGGCTAAGTTAACTAACTATATACCTGAACCAAAACAAGAATATGAAGTAGATAATCAAAGACAAATAATTGAGTCTTTAAATACTATGAAACAACAACTTAATTTTTCTTTTCAAGAAGATTTAAAAAACGAACAAGACGCTTTTAATTATTTTTTATCATGACAATACAATATAAAAATGCTAGCAAAGTATTAGATGGAACAGCAATGACAACTGTTTTAAGTATATCTACTTCAGCTGTTGCTATTGTAAAATCAGTTTATTTATCTAATAATAGTACAGGAGCTGTGTTAGCTAACTGTGATTTAAGAGATTCTGGTTCAAGCACAGATGTAGAATTTTTTAGAAAAGACGTACCTGCTACAAGTACAATTAATGCTGCGGAACAGGGGTTGAATTTAGAAGCCGGAGATGCTATAAAAGTTCAAGCAGAAACTGCAGATAAGATAGAAGTTGTAGTTAGTTATGCTTTAATAAATAGAGAGAATGAAAACGGATAACATATATAAAATTGATTGTACGACTATAACTACTTATAGAAATACAAAAACTGGTGAAACATATAAAGATAAGAAAGAAGGACCCGATATTGTTAGTGATGTAACAGTACAGGTTTCTCCTAAAGGATTAGATTTAATGCAGAAAGTAATGAATAAACAAAGTGAAACCAAAAATAATAAATAACGTTTTAACTAAAGAAAATCTTTTTCAGCTATATGATAGTCTTATTGCTGATAACATGTGGAATTTAACTAGAAGTTCTCAAGGAACTGTAGCAGGTTCTTTTCCAGGGTGCACTTTTATAAATAATGGAGAGCCTGTTTATAATAATCCCTATTGGATAGGATACTTTACTTGTCTATTTGATACTTTAAATCAAAAATTAACTGAACAACATAATTTTCAACTTTATAAAAAAATAAAACGAATAGCTTTAAATGCAACTAATAATAATTATTACACAGAATTTCATGCAGATGAAAAACTTATGTATAGTATTGTTGGTTTTCTTACACCACAATGGTCAGAAGAATGGGGTGGAGAATTAAATATAGAAGGCGAAGTAATTAAATATAAACCTGGTGATTTTGTTTTATTTAATTCTGAACAACTACATAAATCACAAGAAATAAATAAACAACTACCATATTGGAGGGTATCTATAAATTATGTTATTGAGAAATGAAACACCTAAAGGCGGCACAGAGTTACAATACAGTTACTTAGAAAAGTATGTAGATAAAAAATTATTAGATCAAGTACAAATTACAACATCTGTACCAGAAAAAATTCCATTACATCCTACAAAGATGAATATTCTTTGGCAAAAAAATTCTTGGGATCAACCTAACTTACATCCATGGTTTAGTAATAAATCTAATCATAGTAAATATGATTGGTATGTATTCAATTCACATTGGAATTATGAAAAATTTAGAATGATGTTTGGCTTACCTTTAGAAAAATGCATAGTAATTAAAAATGGTATTGAAAATATACAAAAAGCTAAACCATATGAGGAAGGTCAACCTATTAAAATAATACATCAAAATACACCGTGGCGTGGTTTATCTGTATTACTAGGTGCTATGCAGTTAGTAAAAAATCCTTTGATTACTTTAGATGTGTATTCATCTACAGAAGTTTATGGAAAAGAATTTTATGAACAGAATGATCATAACTACAGAGCACTTTATGAACAGGCTGAAAAATTACCTAACGTAAATTACATTGGTTACAAACCAAATAGTTATATTACAGAAAATATGCATAAATATAATATGTATGTGTATCCAAGTATTTTTGAAGAAACTTTTTGTATATCTTTATTAGAAGCTATGGCTGGAGGTTTATATTGTATTACTACAAACTTAGGAGCTATCTTTGAAACAGGTGCGGAGTTTCCAATGTATATTCCTTTTGATGATAATTATAAAAGATTAGCATCTAAATTTGGTTATGGGATTGAAGCTGCTGCTAGTACATTGCATCAACAACAAATACATAATCACATAGATTCACAATCTCACTATGCTAATATATATTACAATTGGAGTAAACAAGGCGCAGCATGGACAAGATTTTTAACAGGAGCGCTAAATGCAAAAAAGTAATAAAGCGCAAGGCGCAAACAATGAACCCATCTGGTTTACTGAAAGTAATAAGAATGTAACAGAAGTAAATTTAGGTGCTCATTCACCATATAAAATTATGGTATGTACCCCTTGCCATAGTGATACTTCAATGCACTACACTCAAGCAGTCTTAAAATTTCAACAAGATTGTATGCAAAGAAAAATACAAGTTAGTTTTACTTTGATGAAATCCTCTTTAGTTACTCAAGGTAGAAATTTGTGTGTAGCTGAAACTTTAAACCACGAAGACGGTTACACACATTTATTGTTTATAGACTCGGATATAGACTTTCAATCATCTACTATATTTAAAATGTTAGAGTTAGATAAAGATGTTATAGCCTGTCCTTACCCTATGAAAATGTTAGATTGGGATAAGGTATGGAGAAGAGTCAATACTAAAGAAGATGCTATTACATCTGCACAAGATTTAGCTAGATCTGGTTATACCTACCCTTTAAAAGTAGAAGATTCTACTAATATACATAGTGAGAATGGACTGATAGAAGTAACCCATGCTCCTACTGGGTGTATGTTAATCAAGAGAGAAGTGTTAGAAAAAATGATTAAACACTATCCAGAGTTAGAAATATTTCAACCTACCTATATTAATGGTAAGGAAGAAAAAAAACTTAATATGTGGAATTTATTTGATACTATTCATGACCCTAAAACTAAACGTTATTTTGGAGAAGACTTTGGTTTCTGTCAAAGATGGGGTGATATGGGTGGTAAAGTATATATCTATGTAATGGATGTTATTACACATGTTGGAGAGTTCCAATATTGTGGTCGTTTCTTTGATGATTTATATCAAGGTAGCAGGCCTGTAAAACCCATTGACGAAGACAAAAAAATCAAATAAAGTATTATATTACAGGATTTCTACGCCTGCTCAACAGTATAAATATATTTAAATTATGGCGATATCAAGAATGCAACAACCCAGACAACAATACGGACTCGGAAGTATAGTAAAAGGAGTTAAGAAAGCCGTCAAAGGTGTAGCAAAAGGAATTAAAAGCGCTGCTAAATCACCTATAGGTAAGGCAGCAATGTTATATTTTGGTGGTAACCTACTTCAAGGTAATCCTATGTTTGGTAATCCTTTTACAGGAAATATAACTAATTTTATTAAAAGCAAAGGTATACCTTCAGTTTTTAAAAATACTGTAGAAGGATATAAAAATTTAGAAGGTCCTAAAAAGTTTTTAGCACAAGCCGGTATAGGAACTGCAATAAGTGGTGGACTAGCTGCTTTAATGAATGAAGATGAAGAAACAAGAGAAATGGCTTCACAAGACGTAGGAGCATTAAGAAAATACCTATCCTCTTATTATTCTAATTTAGGATATAATGTAGATGAAATAGCAGAAAATGTAGCTAGAGATACTTCTGAATATGGGTATGCTGATGGAGGCAGAATAGGTTATGCTTTCGGAGACAAAGTAGAAATGGCTGCAGGCATCGAAGGTCTACCAGTTAATATAAATCCTAAAGGTGTAAAAGAATTAGACCTTAGAGAAACAGGTGGATTTATTGCACCAGTTGGTGTAAAAGAAAAGGCAGATGACATTCCTGCAATGTTATCAAACAATGAATTTGTATTTACTGCTGATGCTGTAAGAGCAGCAGGTGGTGGTAGTGTAGATAAAGGTGCTCAACTTATGTATGACACCATGAAGAAACTCGAATCAAAGGTAGTATAATGGCTGAAGTAGTACAACAACAGGTTTTACCAGCTCCGTTTATTGAAGCGGCAGCTAAACCATATTTACAAGAATTAACATCCGCAGTTGGTGATTTTAAAAATCAAGATCTTTCCAAACTATTTGGTTCACAATTTATAGCTGGACAAGATCCTTTACAAGCTCAAGCTCAACAAGCAGCAACACAAGGTATTGGTGCTTATCAACAATTTTTAAATGCAGCACAAGCTTCGGCGGGACCAACAGGTTATCAACAATTTATGTCTCCGTATCAACAAGATGTAATTGATACAACATTAGCTGAGTATGATGTACAAGCACAAAAAGGAATTCCAAGTATTGCAGCGCAAGCAATAGGAGCTGGTGCATTTGGTGGTGGTAGAGAAGGTGTACAAAGAGCTGTATATCAAGGAGAATCAGATAGAAACAGAGCGGCATTACAAGCACAATTATTACAACAAGGTTTCAGTCAAGCAAATCAATTAGCTCAACAGAATATAGCTAATCAATTACAATTAGGTACTGCACAACAAGGTTTCTTAGGTCAAGATGTTGGAGTCTTATCTACTTTGGGTGCACAAAACCAAGCTTTAAATCAAGCGCAGTTATCTGCTCAACAACAACTAGCACAACAACAAGCAAACCAAAAATTACAAGCAGCACAAACATTAGGTGCGGGTATTACTGGTTTAATATCTGGATACCCTGGACAAACTACAACTCAATCTTCGCCATCACCTACTTTAGCTCAAACAGCATTAGGAACTGGAGCAACGCTTGCAGGTATCTATAGAGGTTTCGGGTTAGGTAAGGATTAATGAAAACATTTAGAAGACCTATGTTTAGAAAAGGTGGTAACGTTGGTACAGGCGTTATGACTGGTATTGTAGACAGAGGTAACTATTCAACTGGTACTCCTAAACTTAGTGTAGGAGAACAAGACATTACAGATTATATTTCTTTAGTTAAAGGTGGAGATCAAGCTCAAAGTTCTGATCCGCTTACAGATTTCTTACTGCAGTTTGGACCTAATTTATTATCAGCAACACCTACAGGTGGTGGTGGATTTAAAGGTTTATTATCTACAGCAGGTGGTGCAGCTAAAGAACCATTACAAGATTTAATTAAAAATAAAAGAGCACAGAGAAGTGAAGACCTTGCATTAAGAGCTAAAGCTATTGACACATTAGGTGTTGATGAACTTAAAAAAGTAAGAGCACAAGCTAAGATGTCTGTTGGTCCACAATTAGAAAATGAAACTTCAGAAGAATACGCAACTAGAGTAGAAAATAAAATGGGTGAGTTTATTGACTCTACTTATGCTAAATCACAATTCTTAAAAACAGATTCACCAGAAGAAAAAGTATATAGTTATGCAGAGAGTATGGTTAAAGCAGGGGACATGAAAGACATGCCTACTGCTAAGAATAGATCAAACTTTGAATTAAATAATTATGACAAATTAAAAGCTGCTAAAGTAAATATACAATTACCAAGAGCTAAAAAAATATTTAATAAAAAAAATGATCTGAAGAAAAATGTTAATCAAGGCGTATACTATGATGACATTACGGACACATATACAAGAGTAGTCGTTAACGAAAATGGTCAACTTGAGGCCATAAAAAATATTACATTTGAAGAACTAATAAAAAACTAGGAGGCTAAATGGCATACGATACAGATTTCGATCCAGAAGGCTTCATGGGTTTAGGTGATGAAGAATTAGGTAATGAAAGAAATGCTTTTAGTGCAGCACTAGCAGGTGTAGCATCAGGTATAATAAAAGTACCTGAAGGTGTGGTTTCATTAGGAGCAGAGTTAATTGACCTAGGTGCAGGTACAGATCTTGCAACAGACGTAGAAGTATTTTTTGATAAGTTAAATCCATTTGAAGAGATAGCACAGGAAAAAGCAGCAGGTAGATTAGTTGAAGCGTTAGTACAGATTGGTGTACCGGGAGCTATTGGTTTTAATGTTGCACGTAAGATGGCAACTAAAGCTTTGCAAGGTAAAAAAGCAAATAAGTATTTAGATCTTAAAAGACCAGATTTAATTAAAGGTGCAACCAAAGCAGATGAATTAAATAAGTCAGCTAAGAAATTAAGATTTGCAGCCGCAGTTAGTGGCGGAGCAGCGGGGGAAACGCTAGTAGCAAACGTCGAAGATATAGGAAGTATTGGAGATGTATTAGGAGGACCAACAGATTTAGATGATGAAGAATTAGCTGATCCATCAAAAGATGCTGGTAGAAAGTTATTAAACAGAGTTAAGTTTGGTGGAGAGTCCTTGTTTATTACACCTATTGTTTATGGTGTAGGTAGAGGTATTAAAGAAGCTGCTACTATGGGTAAGAATATTGAGTTTAGTAATTCAAAACTAAGTAGATTTTTTAATAGTATATTCAGTGCAGTAAGAGCAAGGGGTGCTAAACCACAAAAAATATTTGAAGAGAAGATGGCTGAAAAAGGAGCTACCATGGCTGATACTAATGAAGCTATGAGACTTGTTAAAGAAATAGATAAGCCATTAAATAAAATGTTTCCAACTGTAAAAACTATTTTTAATCAATCTACTGGTAAAGAAAAAGCAGAGGTATTAGAAACTATTAATGATGCTATGTTTTCTGGTGATCTAACTAAAGGTATTAAAGACGATATAGTAGTTGATCTTACAGAAAAATTAAAAACAAAAGGATTAAAAAAACCAGAGATTAATCAATTGTTTGGTACACTAGGTAAAGCAAGAAATGCTTTTACTACTCTTATCTCAACAGCTACTAAATTAGGTGGTGACATGACAAACGTTACACCTTTAAAATCAATCCTGGGCCAAAGAGTAAAAGATTATTTAGGTGGTACATACAGAGTGTTTGAAGACAAACCTGTATTACCATTTGTTAGATACACACCTACTAATGAAGCTTACAAAAATGCTAGAGATTTATTTGTAAGATATGCAGCTAAAGCTGGTAAACCTTTTGAAAGTGTTAACCAAGTAGATGAACAATTAAATAGATTAGTAGATACTGCACTTGCAGCTAAGAAACCAAACGAGTTACCATTTTTTAAATATACATCTAAGACTGCAGAAAATGATGATGGCTTAACTAAAAAATTTTTTAAACAAGTATTAGTAAAAGATGCAGAAGGTAAAGTACTAACAGGTAAAAGAAGAGCCTCTGCATTAAGAGGTGCAGGTAGAAAAGGTGACATCATAGAACCTATTGGTAAAGGTAGTAAAATATTTAGAGAATTTTTTGGAGAAATGTCTGACCCTAGATTTTCATTATACAATGGTATGACACGACTATCTACTGTTGCTAGAAAAAATCAAATGTTTCAAAGATTAGATGACCAAGATTATTTTAGAAAACAAGCTGTAAAAGAAATAGAACAAGCTGGAGGAACCGTTGCACCAGGGACCAAAGGATTTTTCTTTGGAACTAGAAACGCAGCAGAGAATGCCTTACCTAATCAAGAGATTGTAAAGCTAGATGATTACGTAGCTAACGCATTTAAAGATGATTATGCTGTTAATCCTTTAGCTGGTAAATATACATCAAGAGCTATTGCAGATGGATTATCTGAAAGTGGTAAGATTTTAAAATTTTTATTTGAACCAAGAAAAGATGCAACAGGTGTTGAGAAACTAGCAACCTGGGGCTATCGTAATTTAATTTTATTTCCCAAAGCTGCATCACAGGTAGCTAAAACAATTCTTGCACCAGTAACTCACTTTAGAAATATATTTTCTGCAACAGGATTCTCTGCAGCTAATGGTATCTTTTTTGAAAACCCTGCAGTAGTTGCTAAAGCTTTTAATGAAGCTCTTAAAACAGTAGAACCAGGTGCAGCTATTAAAAAGTTTGCATCTAAATACACACCTTACAAATATA